AGGCCAGCGCACCGCGTCGCGTCGCGCCACGTCACGCAGCCGCCGCGCCTCCTGGAAGCAACCCCTACGGGGTTGCCTTTACCGCGCTACGCGCCTCGCGTCGCTGCGCCTTGCGCGTCACACGTTGCGCCTTGCGCGCCCCGCGCGTAGGTACTGCGCTACACCTCGCGCCTCGTGCGGCGGCGGTGAGCCCAAGAATTGGTTAGTTTTTTTATTTTTTTATAGGATTTCATTCACCAGGCGGTACATGGAGTAGATAGGAACGCGCGCACGCGCGCGCGCGTGCTTTGGAAGAAACAAAAAAGAGCGGATCGTCCTGCGACGACCCGCCCGACCTGCAAAAGTGAAATGGCGCTGTTTTCGGATTTCATTTTTGAGGAAAAGAAAAAGCCGGGTGAATTAACACCCAGCTTTTCTTGTATCTTCTCTTGGGAAGATACATCCGAACACGCCGTTCACGAAGATGAAATACGGTTCGGATTTGATTGAAAATGGTGGAGCATTTGTGATGAAATCCGAAACTTCTGTGTCCGGCGCAGCGTCCAGGGCGGCGGCAACGTCGATATATGACACCTGTTTTCCGCCTTTGATGTTGTAGAAGATAATCACGCGGTCATCGTAGAGATAGACCGAGTTGATAAAAACGTCGATGATGTTGCGCCGAAATTCTGGATCGAACAGATCGCCGGTGCAGAACTTTTTCAGCCAGGCACGCACTTCTTCTTCTGTGAAGCGGATGTCATGCGCGATACGCAGCTTCACCAGATCGCTTTCCATGGCCGCCTTTTGCGCTTCGAGGGATTCCATTCTCTCGTAGATACGTTTGTGGGCGACCTTCGGTGCTTCGACCAGCGCGTCAACGAGCTTGTTTAATTCATGGTCAAGCTGTCGAATAGACTTCTCGCACTCATCTATCTTGCTGCCTGCAAATTCCTTGTCATATTCCGCCACGACGGCCTTTGCAATCTGCTTGATGCGCAGAGGTGTGAGAACATATTGCAAGGTCTGCTCAACAACGTACCATTCGATAAAATCTTTCTTTTCGTTCTTTTTGCGGCAGGAATGGCGCTTTTTACGGTTTGCGCAGGAGTAATAATAATAAACGCTCCCGTTATTGCCTCTCCCACATTCGCCAACCATATGTGCGCCGCAGTTCCCACAGAAAGCCTTTCCTTGCAACAGATATTCGACTTCGGCCTTATTGGCGGCAGGCGCGTGTGCATTCGCCTTGACGACGACTTGCACCTTGTCGAACAATTCTTTATCTATCATCTGTTCCGCGAGGCCGGGAACAACTTCGCCGTTATACTTATACTGGCCGATATAGGTTGTGTTCGTCAATGCGCGCGAAAAGGTGTTGTACGTCAGCGCGCCACCACGAGAACCGCGAACGCCGCGCCGCGTCAGCTCGTCGATAATCTCCTTCATCGGTGCGCCCGAGGCGTACTGTTCAAACAAGTAGCGGATAACGGGTGCGCTCTTTTCATCGACGAGCAATTTTCCGTCTGACAACTTATAGCCATACGGAATCGGCCCGCCGCAGTATTTGCCTTTTGCGATGCTTTCGCGCTGGCCGCGCTTGATTTTCTTTTTGAGATCGAGCGAATAATACTCGGCGGAGGCTTCCAGAAGGGCCTCCAAGAGGATTGATTCGTCCCCTTCCCCTACATTCTCCATTGCGGAGATCACGCGGATGCCATACTGTTTCAATTTGTGCTTATAGAGCGCCGAATCATAGCGATTACGGGCGAAGCGATCCAGTTTCCAAACGATGATACGGTCAAACTGCTTCTTGGGCGCATCTGCAATCATGCGCTGGAAATCCGGGCGATCATCCGTAGTGCCGGAGGTGGCACGGTCGATATACTCGCCTACGACGTTTATATCATACCGCTTGGCATACTCATAGCAATCCCGAAGCTGTCCTTCGATAGATTGTTCCGTCTGGCTATGGGATGAATAGCGGGCATAAATCACTGCGTTCATAAAGTTTTCCTTTCGGGGCTTTACAACGCCGCGCAGCATATGCTATACTGGCAACGGAAAGCGTTTGGTGGTGCTTTCGCTTTCTAAATGTTTCCGTCTCGGCGCAAGCTGAGGCGGTTTTTATTTGACGAATTTTATGTACCATGCTGGACGATGGCCTGTTCCTTTTGTCCCGTTTTCGGCATATCCCACATGATAGCCTTTTTCTTTCAAACTGCCTGCCTCCGCTTCACTGAAAAAATACAGTCCACCACCGCTTGCAGTTTTATCGACATACTCAATTCCTTCTTCGTCAAAATGCCGTATCAGTTCACGGCAGAGAACCTTTGTCATGGGTGCAATCATGGTTTCCTCCTTGCTTTCTGTAACGGGTAATATCTGCGGTACTGCTTTCTCTTGCTGTTGGCAATACCTTGTTGCCGCCGCATCTGACAAAGATACGAAATAAAGACTTCCTTGCTTGACCTCAATAACATCATGGACTTTTACAAGCCCGTGGTAACATGCCTGCACTTCCGGCGCGGTAAATCCGTCAAAGGACGATTTAAGCAAAACGCTCCTTTGGATGCTCCCGCAAGTCGCTATCTTATTCAAGATCAGACTGTTCAACTTGATTTTGCGCAGATATTCAGGACGCATGGATTCGATATGCTTTGTCAGATTCGCGTCTATCTGCTGTCTTACGGAATAACTACTGGGAAAAGTGCTATCCCAGAAAACATATTCCCCCGTTTCACCAAGTAATTCAGTAACACATTTTTTCGCTTCATCCCACAGTTTGACAGATTTCCATATGCCATAATTATCATCATAGCACTTTCTTGTCCAGTCAAAGTAAGCATCATACGCCTTTAGAAAAGTCGCCTTGGATGAATACGCTTTTTCGATATTATTAAAATTGTGCTGGACTATCAAGGAATGAGCTTCTTCCATTTTGAGAAGATACTCGTTTGCTTTTGAAGCCCATCTTCTTTCGGCCAGCATCTCTGCATTGTCGCGTATTAAATCTATATCATCCTCATAGCAATACCTTTCGTTTGCATTTGCAAAGCCCTTTACCCCTTCGTAGCTCGTTAAAAGCTGGAAATAGCACTCTTTTGCACGTTTGAGATTCTCTGTTTCAGAACCGGCGTTGGTAAGTTTCCAGCTCAATTTATGATGCTCGTCCAATGCCTTTTTTCGAGGTGTGCCCACGGCGATTTGATATATGCCATTGACCAATAGCAAAATCGAAACAATGATAACGCCATAAAGAAAAGCAACCATTCAAACAGTCACCTTCTTTCAAAATCGACGTAAATCACATTGCCTTGCCGTTGGGCACTTCTTTTTGCAAGGCTGGATTTCCAGCGAAAGTGCGAACAGTATTCAGAACAAGGGTTTGCCCTTCTTTTGTCAGGCTTCTATACAGACCTAAAAGTTCTGCTTCACTGCTCGACAAGGAAACATCTGGCTTAATCGGAGACACCCCGTAAATCTGATCGAGCGATACACCAAGGAAGGAACAAAGCTCTGCTAAATTCTCTATATCTATCGAGTTCGTCCCTTTAATCCAATTCGATACCGAGCCTTGAGATACGCCCATGCGTTCGGCAATATCGACCTGCCGGATTCCTTTTAGAGCGCACACCTTCTTTATGTTCTCTCCAATAACTTTTCTAATCTCTCCCAATGGAAATCCCTCCGTTTCTCAGCCATTATATCACTGCTGCTTAAAAACTTCAACACAAAAATTCGGAAAAACTGAATTTTTATATTGACAAATTCAGCAACGCCGATGTATAATAATCGTGAACTTCAGCGATGCCGAAGTATTTTCCAATAAGGAGGGAACACGGTGGTATATGAGCGTATAAATGCCGCCATCGAAAAAAGCGGCATCAAGCAAAAAGTAATCGCAGAACGCATTGGCATAAGCGAACAGGCTTTGAGCGCCATGCTTGCTGGACGGCGCAAAATCAGCGTTGATGAGTTCTTCGGTCTTTGCGTCGTCCTGAACGAAACCCCGAATAATCTGTACGGTTTTCCGGCGCAGGATGCTAAGGCGGTGTAATCATGCCGAAGCAGGAGAAGTACATACAGGTCGGCGTGACGGCCCTGCGCGATCCGGCAACCGGGGAATTTCTCCCCGCCGTCCCGCTGTACATCAAGGCGGAGGACGGTGCGGAGGAAGCGGAAGAAAAGCTAATCGAGGACATCGGAAAGCTGATGGCCGAGCGTATCCGGCGATACAAGGCCGCATGCAAGGCCGCCAACGTTTCGATTTAAGGAAGAAGGTGTTCCAAGAATGGCCCTGCGCATGACTGAGGAAGAATTTGCAGCCCTACAAGCGCGAAACAGGCGGCGCAGCACCTTTTCCATCGAGCAGAAGGAAATACCCACAAAGCGCTCCAAGTATGGCAACCGGCGCGTAGAGGTTGACGGAATCAAATTCGATAGCCAGCACGAAGCGACAATTTATCGGGAATTGATGCTTCGTGTACGGGCGGGCGAACTGAAAGCCGTACTGCGGCAGGTATCCTTCGATCTTCCGGGCGGCATTCGATATGTTGCGGACTTCGTGACCATTGCGCCGGATATGCACGTCGAGGATGTTTACGACGCGAAAAGCCCTGCTACCAAGGCCAATCGGGTGTACATCAACAAGAAGAAGCAGATGAAAGCCTGTTGGGGCATTGAGATACGGGAGGTGTAGCATGACAAAGCTGTTTATAGTGGATTCGCCGGAAAGACTGCGGGAGCTTGCCCAATTTATCAAAGCAGGCAGCATATCCAGCGTTGCGGCAGTATGGAGCGCCACCAGAAGGAAGCAGGGCGGGTCATCATGCTCTTGGGATGGAAGGATCATGGTTTCCTTCTATACCAGCGGTAAAAGCCGGAATGCGGTCGTATTTCGTATTCCCGCAGCGGAGGAAACCGAGGAAATGGCTACTCTGAAATACACACCCGCACTGGCATGGTGCTACGAGCACTTGCAGGAGGTGCGGCGATAAGGCTTTGAATGCAATGCCGGTATTTACCGGCCAGCATACGGGCGTAGCTCATGGTAGAGCGGCAGCAGGTGGGCGGCAACAAGGATAGACAAGAGCGCGCCGCCGTTCCATCGAGACAGCAGGATGCAGTTCAAATCTGCACGCCCGTTCCATCCGCCATATGGCGGATTATGGGGTCGCTCCCCTCCGACAATCGGACGGATTACAGACCGATAGCAACTGTGACACGACGGAGAGTGACGCCGACCAGCCCATAGCGAGAGGGCGGGAGCCAGCCCCAAACGCACTTCGAGAGGCGGAATTGCTGGCACAACATGGAGCGGCTTACTGGCGGGCGCGGTATTCCTCATTACGCGGAGGACGCGCCGCAGGTTCGATTCCTGCCCGCTTCACCAATGCTCCGGAGGCCCTGGATGGATGGCGCGACGGTTCGCCAAGCCTGTGTGAAGCGGGGTTCGATTCCCCAAGCCTGACGGTTCGACTCCTGACGGCGCGAGGTGCAAAATCACGGGTTGTTCATTCAGAAAATACGGATGGGTTTTAGGATGGCCTGAACGAAGCCCCCCAAGCTGCACGGCGTCGATTGCGGTTGTGGCGGTCAATCAAGAGGCAGTTTTCTCCGTCCCACGCCCAGAAAGGCGAGAAATTACAAGAAACGGAGGTGAGAAACAGGTGAGCGGGAAAATGAAGGTGCGGGAATTTGGCATCGAAGATGTGCGGATTCTTCCGCCCGGAGAGGGACGCTGCCCAGTATGCGCTGCAACGCACGCGCCGGAGCTTCCCCACAACAAGGATAGCCTGTATTACCAGATGCGGTTCCGGCAGCAGCACGGGCGCTTTCCGACGTGGAAAGACGCGGCAGCGCACTGTTCGCCCGAGGTGAAGCGATTTTTCGCGGACGAATACGCCAAGCGCGGAATCAGCATCGACGTTGGACTGGACGACGGCTCGTGAATGATGACTGGATTCCATGCGGCGAAAAACAGCCGGTGGAGGCTGACGGCGATAAAAACGGAAAAATCTTCGTCTGGCACGCATTTCAAGGCGTGATGCTCACACGCTGGGATCGGCTGGCGGAGAACCGCTTTCACGCTTACTGGATGCCAATTCACTCAGCAACGAAAGACAAGTGGATTCTACGGGGAACGCGCCTGCCCACTGCGGCAGATGCGGACGCCTGCGGGTGCGTGCTTGTATGGGATTGTCACGAGGGAAACCGCATTACAGGATGGCACCAACCGGCAAGCGACGGCGGCATAACGGCCTGGCAGAGATTGCCCGGCCCGCCGAGCGACTATCAATCGCTGATGAAGATGCAATGAAAAATGGCTGTATCTGCTCGCAACAGATACAGCCGGTGGGAATATCGCTCACCACGCAGATTGCATCAATTCCCGTCGCTATTTTACCACAAAAATCAAGTGTTTGCAAGCCTTCGCGGACACTGGAAGGGAAATAGCGTATGAACGAGATTGCGAATACACAGCAAGCGGGCCTTACCCCCATTGCTGTGCTGGCGGAGGAAGCGCGGATTTACAGCGAGAGCATGGCAATGAACATGCTGAACCTGGGCCGCGTGTTCACGGAAGCCAAAAAGCAGGTCGCGCATGGCGAATGGGGCGATTGGGTGCAGCGTTACAGCGGCATGAGCGTCCGCAGCGCCCAGCAGCTTATGGCGATCTATTCCCGGTTTGGTGATAAGCCCGCTTTCGCGGGTGTGGAAAAGAGCAAGATGTATAAAATGCTCGCGCTGCCGGAGGGCACGGAAGAAGCGTTTGCGGAGAAAAACGACCTCTCTGCCATGACGAGCCGTGAGGTCGAAGAAGCTGTCAAGCGCGTGCGGGAGCAGGCCAACGAGGAAATCAGGCGCGAACGTGCGGCCCGAAAGGCCGCTGAGGAACGCGCCGAGGAACTTTCTGCCCGTCCCCCGGAAGTGCCCGAGGAAGTCAGCGCGGCGCTGAAATCCAAGGACGCTATGATCGAGCAGCAGAAGCAGGAGCTTGAGCGTATCGCCGCTACTGGCAGGGACAGCGTTGCCGAGGCGAACCGGCTGCGTAGCGACAATAACCGGCTGCGGCGGGAGCTTAACGAGAATGCGGAGCTGCTGGAGGAAACCCAGCAGGAGTGCAACCGCGCCCAGGCGGAGTTACTGAATTTGCAGAGCACCGTCGCCAAGGGCGATGCAGAGCGCACACCCTGCGACGAGCTGACCACCGACACTTTTGCAGCCGCCGTTCGGCAGTTTATCGGTGCCTGTGCCCGAATGCCCCACATGGGCCGCACGTTTGGCATGATGCGTCCCGAGGAATACCACGTTTACGACGAGCTTTTACGGACGGTTGAAGGATGGGCCAAGGATGCGCGCAAGGCGCTTGACACCATCGGCTATGAGGAGGTTGAGATTTCATGACGAACCCCACCGAAAATAACGATCTCGCCATTCTTACGCCAGAGCAGGCGCGGGCGCTTCCTGCGCTGATCCAGCAGATGATGGGGCCTATCGTGGAGACCATGAGCAAACTGCTTGAGCACAATGCAGAGGCTCTTGAACAGCTTGCGGGCGCGCAGAAGGTGCAGAATGACCGACTGGAGGCATTGGAGCGCCAAATCCGGCTGAACACGCCGGTTACGCCCCAGCAGGTGCGCTATATGAACGACGCTATTCGCGCCAGGGCGCGAGAGCTGCTTTTTAAGCGCGAAGTCGAAGATGCGCGGTCGATCAAGAAGCTCGGAAACTCCATCCGAAAGGATGTGCTTGCCCGCTATGGCATCGGCGCTCTGCATGAGATTCCCAAGCACGAGTATACGGTGACAATGATGCAGATCGGCATGTGGAGCGATGCACTGCGGATTCTCGACTGCGTAAAGGAGGCGCGTGCGCGTGCAGAAAAAGAGTGTTATCCTGCTGAATCGACTGCGGGTGCGCCTTGTTGAGCTACACGCGCCTGCCTGGATTATCAATAGAATCAGCGCCTATGTGGTGCGTAATTGGAGAGACGAAGCATGAATTTCAACGAGTATCAGAAACTTGCTCAGAGAACGAGCAATTCGAAAACGCCGACTGGAAAGCTCGAAAACGGCTGTTTGGGTTTGGCTGGTGAAAGCGGCGAATGCTGCGATCTGCTGAAAAAATTCTTCTTTCAAGGGCATGAACTGGACAAGGCGAAAATGCTCGACGAGCTGGGCGACGTGCTGTGGTATATCGGCGAAACTGCCGCTGGAATTGGCGTGACGCTCGAAGAAGTAGCCATTCACAACATCGAAAAGCTGAAAACCCGCTACCCCGATGGTTTTTCGGCGGAACGCAGCCTGCACAGGCCGGAGTACGAGAACGGCTGATTCAGCATCCGAAGGGAGCGCACCATGAGCAAGGTGAATTTCATAAGCGAATTCAACCTGTTCATGCGATACGCACGGAATAACAACCTCTCACTACGCGAACGTATGCTTTGGATCGCTCTGTTTTATATCGCCAACGACCGTGCGACGTATAACGAGCAGACCCAAGAATACGACTGGCCCGATGGGTTTATTCCCGTATCAAATGGCGAGTTGAATTTGTATTGCTGCCTTGACAAGAGAGGAATTGACACGCTCCGCAACAGCCTAAAGCAACGAGGGCTGATTGACTTCACCCCTGGCTTGAAGAACAAAAAGAACCCAACCTATCGGCTGTGCTATCTGAGCGTGAATGTTGGGTACAAAAATGTTCCCAATGATGTACCCAACAATGACACCAACAGTGTACCTAACACTGTACCCAACGCTGTACCCAACACTGTACCTAACCCGCCCCCATTACCTAAATATAAACCATCCCAAGATAAAAACGAAATCCAGAACAGGGGGAAAGGGCATCGTGAGAATAGAAATGGCGGAGGGCGGGCCTCTGCCGTCGCGGATGTTGGCTTCGTCGATCTGGACGACGAGGACATGAGCAGCAGTGAATTTGTGCCGCTCCCCTGGGAGGCGAGGGCGCAATGACCAAGCAGGAGGTGAATAAGCTGCTGGCTCTGATGAAAGCCAATTACAGCTATGCTTTCAAGAGCATGAGCCAACAGGATAAGTATCTGCTGCTGAACACCTGGACGTTTACGCTGCAAGACCTGAACGCAGATGTGGTGATGATCGCTGCAATGCAGCTCATTTCCGCATCGAAGTGGCTGCCGACCGTGGCCGATATTCGGGAAAAATGCAAGGAGCTACACTACTCTGCGAGCTTTGGCAGGGAAGACGCGATGCAATGGGCAATCGACGAAGGGCTGGCAACACAAGAGCAGATCACAGCTTTCCAGCGCAGAGAACAGACACGGCAATACATCGCCAATGCGACGAACCATCTGCGCGGGGACACGGAAAAAAGCGCCGAGTTGACGCTGGACAGCATTCTTGGCAACCCGGCCTTCCGTGGACTGGGCGCTGGGCAATCTGGCTTCGCCATGCTGGGTGAAGCGCAGCTTGAACTATCGGGCAACGACGGGAGGGATACGTTTGAACAAGGTGTTTCTGATCGGCAATCTAGCCGAGGAACCGAAGACCTCCATGACGACAGGGGGCGCGACGAAGTGTAGCTTTCGACTGGCAGTGCAGCGGCGATTCACGAATCAGCAGACAGGGCAGCGCGAAGCGGACTTTATCCCAATTGTCGCATGGAGGCAGACCGGCGAACTGTGCGCCAAGTATCTGACAAAGGGCCGCAAATGCGCCGTATGCGGGAGCATTCAGACGCGGAGCTATGACGCCAAGGACGGCAGCAAGCGCTATGTGACCGAGATTATCGCCGATGAAGTGCAGTTTCTTGGCAGTCCTGCCCGCCAGCAGGGCGGCCAGGCTGCGCAAGGCGAAACGCCGGACGGCTTTACCGCCGTGGAAGATGACGAATTGCCATTCTGACGGAGGTGTGATGGCATGATAGATATATTGAGCCGCAAAGAGCGCAAAGCGCGCAAGGCTCGACGCTGCGATATTTGCAATGGTGAAATTGCGCCCGGCGAAAGCTATATTCACAGCGTGCAGGCAGATGGCGGCAGAATCAGCGATTGGAATGAGCACATCCACTGCGAAGCGCTTGCAGAGCGCTATTGCATGGCCGTTGGTGAAAATGAGTACGACGCGGACGATGTGGAATGGTGGGCGCAGAATGAAATCTGTTCCGAATGCGATAAGCGCGATGACGCTTGCGAGTACACGGCGTTGACCTGCCCACTCGTCCTGGAAGGGCTTCTCCCGCCGACGCTTCTGACCAACGAGGACGTGCGCAGACACCTCGAAGCGAAAGGGGCGAAAGCATGATGTCGGGAAGCCGGATTCCGTATAAGAACCCGGAAGGATATGCCGACCCAACTGCACATGCGGCCATGAGTACAGTGCAGAAGGAGCAGGACGCCGCCGATCTGCGCGTACAGAATTTCATCCGCGCCGTCAAAACCATCATCGACCAGAGCGGCTATGACCTGCTTGCACGGATAGAGATACGCGACCGGGCGACTGGCCGGGATTACCGATGACGGCCAGCCCAAGAGAGGCTTGAAGATGAAAAAGAACCTTCCAAGCTCCGATGCTCTGCTGGTTGCGATCCGCGCTAAATGCATGGATTGCAGCGGCAACGCGCGGAAGCTGGTGGAGCGGTGCAATATTGCTAATTGCCCGCTCTACCCTTACCGCTCGGTACAAGCTGTTGGAGAGAAACAGGAACAGCAGATGAAAATCGACGGCCAGATCGACTTGTTTGATGTTCTGAACGACATGAAGGGAGCCTGAACCATGGATAAAACTAAGATTGATTGGGCCGATGCGAGCTGGAACCCCGTAACGGGTTGTATGCACGGCTGCGAATACTGCTACGCGCGGAGGATTGCAGAGCGGTTTGGCGGGTGTTGGAGGCTCGACTTGCCGCCGGATACAAGCTGGCGTGGAAATGTTGGCGAAAGAAAGTTGATGGGAGATTATGCAAGGCACAACGACGGAAAATGCCATGTGTTGGACGAGCCGGAAATCGAGTGCGCTGTGTTTGACCCGCCGAGCGGATACCGTGGAAAGGTAAAACCATATCCGTATTACTTTTCCCCAACCTTCCATCGCTACCGACTGGGCGAGCCGCAGAGTTGGAAGAAGCCGCGCAACATCTTCGTGTGCAGCATGGCTGACCTCTTCGGTGATTGGGTGCCGGATGAGTGGATTGAACAGGTATTCGAGGCTTGCGAGGCAGCACCTCAACACAAGTACCTGTTTCTGACGAAGAACGGGAAACGATACCTTGAACTGGCAAGAAAGGGCATCATGCCGGACGCGGATAATTTCTGGTACGGATGCAGCGTAACACGCCCGGATGCTCCATTCTTTTTCAGCAACAAATGTAAGACATTTGCAAGCATTGAACCGATCCTGGAACCCTTCGATTGGGTACCGGGACTGAAACACATCGGATTGCCGGATTGGATTATCGTTGGGGCAGAAACCGGCAATCGAAAAAACAAAGTAATGCCGGAAAAGGATTGGCTGGGCGGGATTGTCAATGGATGCGCAGAGCACAATATCCCACTATTCATGAAAGAAAGTCTGCGTGAATTGATGGGCGCAGACTTCCGGCAGGAATTTCCTTGGGAGGGCTGACGGATGGAATTGCAGCAGAAAAGCAATGCCTATGCCGAGTGGCATCATCTTTGCGCTGAGTTACAGACGCTAATCGGGTGCGAGGACGCGAACGCCATTATCGGCATGGTAGAGCCGGAAGCCAATACATACCAGATCGACACAGCCTGCGCACGGATGATATGCGTTATAAAACTGGCGCAAGCAGGCGTACTCTCGAAGCAACTGATCTGTATGGTGACAGAACGAATGGAATGCGCTGCTTGCGAATTGGCAATGCGTTCCGGGCTGATATAAGGAGGGATACAACTGTGCAATACAAACCTATCCTGTTCAATACCGAGATGGTCAGAGCCATCCTGGCGGGAAAGAAAATTTCGACACGGCGGCTAATAACCCCACAGCCTCAAGCGCACCTGTGCTACAGTTTTGCCGGAAAGGATTTCGGAAAATGGCATTATCCCCCGAAATACGCACAGGAAAGCTGGGGCAAAGCATTCCAAATTCCGACTAATATTTCTCTTGAAGAACGAGAAAAAAACTGGAATCCACCAGCACATGCCGGTGACATCCTGTGGGTGCGGGAGACGTGGAGCACAACGGAGAAATGTGGCCTTTACCCAGATTGGCCCATCGAAGGGCCGCCTCACTACATATACAAAGCCGACGATCCAGACTGCGACGCAGCGATAAAAGCTCGGTGGTATCCCTCCATCCATATGCCTAAAGCAGCGGCCAGAATCTTCCTTCGCGTGGTGGATGTCCGCGTGGAACGTTTACAGGAGATCACCGTCGAAGGGTGTGCAGCCGAAGGAATATGGGATGATTATAAAACACACAGCGAAAAGTATCACGAAAACCTGAAAAAGGTCGCGTACCCGAAAGCCTTTTCAGAATTATGGAACAGCACCATCAAAAAAGATAGCCTGCCGCGCTATGGCTGGAATGCGAATCCGTGGGTGTGGGCGATTACGTTTGGACAATGCGAGAAGCCTGAAAGGTGGCCGGTTTTATGAACGATGCGGAACATAAATGCCCCTATTGCATGCCCGGATTCAACGTGAAACTTGCACAGAGAGCACCGGACGAAAGTGGCATCGAACTTACGTTGATCGGGATGCTCAAAAACACGTTACAGGCAAGCGTAGTCGCTGATGATGGTATTGCCCGCGCGAAGGAGTATTTTCAGATCCATTTCTGCCCCATGTGCGGAAGAAAGGTTGGGTTATAAGGGAGGCTGTATAATGATGATCCACGTTGGAACCAGCATAGCGGGTCTTGAGGCGTTGAGCGACTATCGTCTTGGAAAACTGGCTCCCTGTATCAAGGTGGATGGCGTACCGCTACGGACGGCAGCACAGGTGCGCAGAATGCTTAAAGAAGCGCAAGCGGCAGGGCTGGAAGTCCTTCCCGCCGAGGGTTGCGACAATTACGATTCCAGAGGCATGTGTAAAGGACATGACAGAAAGGAGTACAACAATGAACAGGCTGACGACGGATCATCCGCGGAACAATTTTGAAACTGTGATGAATCTGGTGTACGGCAAGGATGGCTGGCAGTATATCCGGCATGGCGAAACGGAGATGCGAACAACGGATTTTTGCCTGATGCTGTGCAAGGAACGCGGGTGCGTGGCGCTTGAGAACCCGATGAGCGATGAGGAAAAGGACGAATTTCTTTGTGATTGCGCGTTCAATGGTTGCCCGATTGCTACGATTTATGCCGCTTTGAGCGGATTCGGGCATGTACGCGCGAGGCTCAAGATGTACGAGGACGCAGGCATAATGCCGCCAAAGAGCGCGGAGGTGGTGTAAATGAATTGGACAAGCAAACATCAGCGAATTATCGCAGATACAGCCGAAAGGCAGATCGTGCCCATTCCCGGCTTTGCATTTGGCTTTCCATACCCGGACGGAAGCGAAAAATGTAGACTGGTTATTGGCATCTTCTGGCTGAATTGCAGGGTTCGCATCTTCTGCTTCAAAAGACATCGGAAGCATGGACGCGACGAATAGTTATTGGGTCAATGAAACGGATAAGCAAAAGCGCGAACGCTCGCGCTTTTGCGTGGGCGGGGATGCGCCCAAGGAGGAATCATGAAGAATCAACCGACGAAAAGCGCAGAGCCGCGCGTCATAAAGAACAAGGACATTCTCCTGCTTTCGCGCGTACTGTACATCATGCAGGACGTTTGCAGTCTGGAAAAACGCATCGTCTGGCAGAATGATCGTATGTACGGTGTGACCGCCCACATCACGGGAATGCCTGGCGGCAAGGGCGTTCCCAGCGGTTTCGACGCGGCATTTGCAGCTATTAGTGGGCTGAATGAGGAACATAAAGCGCAGATGCAGACGTATGTGCGGGAATTAAAAGCCGCCGAGCGCATTATCAACAGCATTCCGAGCCGAACCATGCGCACGTTTGTAGTGATGCTTTATGTGGATGATCTACCGGCAACGGTCGTGAGGCGCGAGCTAAATATGACGGAGTACGGCTTTGCAAGGGCCAGAGAAGCCATTGAGCAAGCGCGCGACATGGAAAGCGTCGTATGGCGCGAACGGTACATCCTTGAAAAAAATTCCTGATTTTCTCCAAAATCACTTGATTCACGACCCTTGACATGCTATAATGCTATTGTCGCGAGAGATGGGTAACGGGTATTCAAACCGTTACCCTTTTTGTTTTCGAGAAAGGAGGGGGTTTCGATGGCAAATCCGGGAGTTTATCTGGATGTTGACATAAGCGATGCGATGGAAACGATCAGTGCTTTGCGCGCTGTGCATACGCAGGCCGAGTTTGAAAAGCTGATGTATCGTGCGTTCAGCCGAACCGGCAGACATGTCAAGACTATCCTGAAAAAAGACCTGCCAAAGGAATACAATGCCAAGCCCTCCTGGATCGGCAGCCAGGTTGGCGCACCGAGAACGGAACTCGGCGGCGTTGCTGGCGTCAGTTGCAGTATCCCCATCAAGGGCACGCGCGGCACCATCGGCGGCACTTTCAATGCTAGCGGCGGCGCTCACGGATGGAATGCAAAATTGCGCCGATATAAGGTTTCGGCGCAGATGGTAAAGGGCCAGAGAAGCACTATGCCGTCTCAAATGAGCCATCAAGGCGGGAACCCGCCTTTCCGCAACCTCGGCTCAAGCCTCGGCGGCTTGACGTTCACACGCACGACAGACGACCGTCTCCCCATTGCACGGGTAGCTGGTATCGGCGTACCGCAGATGCCGCTGAACCGCTCAGAGGATGATGTTCAGACCGACATCATGGACATGCTCATGAAACGTCTTGAGCATGAACATGAACGTCTGATTGCAAAGTGCAGGTGATTATATGGCTATCGAATGTACAAAAAAAGAGTTGGCGAGTATTGCCGGGTACAGTTACCGGCGCTTACACGACATCGACACAAGCCTCCCGGCGAACGGGAAGCTGTTTGTTAAAGGCGAGGGCGGAAAATACGACCTCGCTATTTTTGTGCAAAGATGGGTCAAGTATAACGTGGACACGGAAACGGCAGATGAGGCGTCGCTGGATGAAGTGAAGGCCATCCACGAGCGCGTGAAAACGCGAAAAACGGAGCTGGAGGTTGCACACCTGGAAGGAAAGCTCGTAGATGTTCAGGAGGTGCGCAAGCTCTGGACGACGGTTGCCAATACCGTGATGCAAAACCTGCTGCGCCTCCCCTCGAAAATCGCGCCGCAGGTCACGATGATGGATAACATCGAGATCATTACGGGCATTATCGACGCGGAAGTGCGCGACACACTGACAAATATTGCCGAAACCCCGCTCCCGGAAGAAGCGGCAGAGAGCGAAGAAGCGGAGGAAGCAGAGGACGAACAGGAGGGATAAGATGGATTTATCCGAACTCCTGAGAGCAACCTATGCCATGTTTCTTCCGCCCAAAGCGCAAACGGTATCCGAATGGGCCGATGAAAACCGCGTGCTGGTTTCAGAAAGTAGCGCTGAACCCGGCCCATGGCGAACGGATCGAGCGCCTTATCAGCGCGAAATCATGGACGCTTTTACTCAGCCCGGCATTTATGAGATCGTGATTATGGCTTCTTCGCAGGTCGGCAAGTCGGAAATTGAACTGAACATGATGGGCCGGGCGATTGATAACGACCCCGGCCCAATGCTCTATGTTCAGCCGACAGACAAAGTGGCCGAGGATTATTCCAAGCGACGCATTGCGCCGATGATCGCGGCCTGTCCTACCCTGCGCGACAAGGTATATAAGGCCAAGGGACGCGATGCGGCGAACACGATCACTATGAAAACCTTTCCGGGCGGCAGCCTTGCCATTATCGGCGCAAATAGTCCGTCCGATTTGGCGAGTAAACCTGTCCGATATATCTTTCTGGATGAGATCGACCGATTTCCGGCCAGCGCAGGCACAGAGGGTGATCCTATCGAGCTTGCCGAGCGCAGAACAGAAACCTACCGGCACAACCGCAAAATTGTCAAAACGTCAACACCGACCATAAAGGGCGTGAGCAAGATTGAAAAAGCATACATGAAGGGCACGCAGGAGGAATGGCATACCGAGTGCCCGCACTGCCATCAATACAGCTTCATACGCTTTGATGATGTAAAATTCGACCGGGAGAAATTCAAGGACGAAAACGGAGAAACAAACTACATCGTCCAAAATGCCCGATGGCAATGCCCTGTGTGCAAGCGGGAAACGCCGGAATACGAGGTGAAACGCTGCCCGGCTAAATGGGTTATCAAAAATGAACGCGCGCTGCAAAACGGCGTGCGTTCATTTCGTTTGAACGCCTTTATGTCCCCATGGTCTGACTGGCGGGAAATCGCTCTCAGTTTTTTGCAGGCAAAAGATGATCCTGAAAAGCTCAAGGTATTTCACAATACTATGTTGGGTGAAAGCTGGGAGCTGCGCGACCGAAGCGGCGTCCCCGAAAAGCTATACGAACGGCGGGAACACTATAATGCCGAGGTGCCAACGGGCGTGCTGATCCTGACTATGGGCATCGACACGCAGGACAACCGCCTGGAATACGAAGTGGTCGGCTGGGATCGCAACGAACAAAGCTGGGGAATTGCACGCGGCATCATTCCGGGCCGTGCGGACAGCTCAGGCGTTTGGGAAGAAGTGGACGCGCTTTTAGATCGTGAATGGAAAATGGCAAACGGCATGGCTCTGCGTGTGCTCGCAACTTTCGTCGATTCAGGCGGCCATTTTACGCAGGATGTATACCGCGAATGCGCCAAGCGCGCCAATCGGCGCATATGGCCAATCAAGGGCGAAGGCGGCGAAGGCAAACTCTATGTCCGACAAATGAAAAGCGGAACAGGCTTCAAAGGCGCATATGCCTTTGTGATTGGCGTTGATGCAGGGAAAGAAGCAATCCTCTATTCTACGGGCATTGAAACTCCCGGCCCAAGATACATGCACTACCCCATCGACTATCGCTGCGGTTACGATTTGGAGTATTTTCGCGGGCTATTGGCCGAAAAGCAGGTCATTCACCGCAGGGGCGGGCAGAACGTCATCGTGTGGGAGAAAACCTACGAACGAAACGAACCGCTTGACATGCGCAATTACGCGCGGGCGGCTTATGTTTTTTTCAACTGGAACTTCGACAAGATCGAAGCGGCTTTATCGGGAAAGACCGAGGATGCGCCGATTACGAAAGCGCAGGCGGAACGAAAGAAACCACGCCGCGTTATTTCCAGCGGAATCAAAATTTGAAGGGAGGGCCATAAAGCCTATGGCAATTACGAGCGCATACACGCTCTCCGAGGCCAGAGAAATCCTTGAGCTTTGGAAAGAGTGCTACCGGGCGCTTGCAGAAGGGCAGGCCAAATCGTATCGCGTAGGTACGCGAGAATTTACGGCCTTTGACTTGCCCGAAGTAGCAAAGCAGATTGAAATTTTTGGCAATGTTGTGGAATCTTTGAGCGGCCAAGTGCGAACGACCCGCGTTGTGCGCGTGGTGCCGCGCGACCTGTAAGGCGGTGACGGCATGAATAAGCAAGATCCGAACCTGCGCGAACGAGTGCTTTTTTTGTTTTCGCCTAAGCGTGCAAATAAGGTGTATCGTGACCGCCTGTTGCGCGAAGGGCAGAATGGCAGCGACGGCAAAAGCCGCATGGCCGCCACCGGCTACGGCAACCACGGCGCAAGTACGACCTTAAACAGCATGGTCGGCTGGTTGGTGGGCGGCGGCAGCGCTGAGGACGATATCGACCTTCACGGTGCGCTTTTACGCCAGCGCGCACGCGATCTGTACGCCGGAGGCGGCCTTGCCCGGAGCGGCCCGGCGACGCTGACGACCAATGTTGTTGGCTGGGGCATTCAGCCCAAGCCCAAGATTGACGGCGAGGCGCTGGGCCTGACGGATGAAGCAAGGGATGAATGGGAACGCAACACGCTTCGGGAATTTCGGCTATGGGCCGAAAACCCGATGTGTGATGCGGAACGGCAGCAGAATTTCTATGGGTTACAGCAGCTTGCCTTTTTGAGCGAGCTGGTGAGCGGCGATGTGTTCGTTCTATTCGGCATGAAGGAAAACAAACGCACGCCCTATACCACCACGCTTCGCGTGCTGGAAGCCGACCGGGTATCTACGCCGGACAGCCAAGAGGGCGAAAGCGAAAGCACCGAGACAGAAAATGGCGGGCGCATTGTCGATGGCGTGGAAATCGACAAGGAAGGTGCTGTAATCCGCTATCACATTGCCAGCAGGCACCCCCTGATGGAGAATACCACAGCAGAAATTGAGTGGATTCCCATCGACGCTATCGGCAAGGATACAGGCTATCCCAATGTGCTGCACATCATGACAGTAGAACGCCCGGAACAGCGAAGGGGCATTCCCTTCGTCGCGGCGCAAATCGAGCAGATCAAGCAGCTCGACCGCTATCTCACAAGCGAGCTTGCAGCCAACGTCGTTTCCTCCATGCTGACGGCTTTCATTGTCAGCGATGCCGATGACGGCAAACTGGGCATGGAGGATGCCGTAAATGAGGACGAAAAGGTTACTGACGATGAACTGAAACTGGAGCTTGCGCCCGGCGCGATTTACTCCATGCCGCCCGGGAAGAAGATTCAGGAGCTTAACCCCCTGCGCAACAACAGTGCATTCGAGAGCTTTGTTTCCACCATGGAAACGCTGATCGGCGCGAGCATGGGGATTCCCAAGGAAGTGCTGGTGAAAAAGTATGAGAGCAATTACACCGCCGCGCGCGGCGCGCTGCTGGATTTCTGGCGCGAAGTGCGCGTCAGGCGCACGGCTTTCAATTCCAGTTTCAACCAGCCAATCTACGAACAATGGCTTTCCGAAGCCGTTGCAAATGGGCGGATTGAAGCACCGGGGTTCTTCGATGACCCGGCGATCCGGCAGGCGTGGTGCGGCTGCATGTGGATGGGCGCGAGCATGGGCCATGTTGACCCGCTGAAAGAGGTCAAAGCCGCAACGGAACGCATCGCCAACAACATCACCACGCAGGAGCAGGAGGCCAGCGAATATAACGGCAACGACTGGCTGGCCAATATTCGCCAGCGCAAAAAGGAGCTATCCGCGCTGGCGGATGAAACAAGTACCAATAAAACGACAGGCAAGGAGGCGTAAATCATGCCGAATAGAGATTTTTTTCGGATTCGGTTCAGCGCACCGCGATTGAGCGCGGACAATAGCGAAGCCGAGATCATGCTGTACGGCCAAATCATTGAGGATATGCCGGAGAATTGGAAGTTCTCCAAGGAGGATAAAAGCGCAGCGGATTTCGATAAGGCCATCAAGAGCGTCAAGGAATCCGGGGCCAAAAAGCTGACGCTGCGCGTCAACAGCCCTGGCGGCATCGTTACGGAAGCCGTCGCCATGCGCGGTATTCTCTGCACGGCAGGTTTTGAAAAAATCAGCATCCGCATTGAGGGGCTTTGCGCCAGCGCTGCAACGATTATCGCCACTATTCCGGGCGCGCATGTCCAGATTGCGCCGGGCAGCGAGTACATGATCCACAATCCGTGGACGATTGACTGGGGCAATGCCGAGCAATTCGAGCATACCGCGCAGCATCTTCGCGCCGAAGAAGCAACGACGAGCGCCTTTTATGCCAAGAAAACTGGGCAGACGGACGAACAGATCAAGGCGTGGATGGATGCCGAAACCTGGTTTACGGCAGAGGACGCCGTAAAGAACGGCTTTTGCGATGAACTGCTTGCCGAGGGGGACGACGGCACGGGGAAAATTGCCGCTTGCGTCACTCCGCGCACAATGAGCGCCATGAAAGCAATGTACAGCAATATTCCTTCCACGCTTTCCGTGCGCGAGGATCCCGCGCCGCAGACCAATGTCAGCAACACGGAGCCAGTAGTTGCCGCTGGCGTCGTGCCTGAAAATACACAATCCGAGGAGGAAACAAGCAGTATGGACATCACGAATATGACCCCCGAACAGCTCCGCAGTGAAAACGCTGCGCTGTATGACAGCATCATGCAGGCGGGCGGAGCGCAGGAACGCCAGCGGCTCCAGGACATCGACGATCTGACCCCGGCTGGCTACGAAGCCATGGCGCGCGAAGCCAAGGAAAACGGTACTTCCGCCATGGACTACCACAAGGCCATCATCAAGGCGCAGCGTGAAAAGGGCCAGCAGTTCATCGCCCAGCGCGCGGCGGAAACCGCCGCAGCCAGCTCGATTAGGGGCGGCGCGAGCGAAGAATCTGCTGGCGGTGTCGAGCAGGAAATCAGCGCCAACGCCAAGGAAGTAGCCGAATATGCCAAGGCTGCCAGCGTGAGCATGGATGGCGGCATGTATTAAGCTGAATAAGGAGGATGAAACGAATGAGCATGTATGAAGTCATCGGAAAGAACGATCCCGAATATCTGCTTTCCGACCCGCAGTGCGCAGATGTGTTCGCCATCTCGTGCGAACCCGGCAACGGCGTTGTAAAGCGCGGCACTGTGATGTATCGCAAGACGAGCGGCATGTACGCCCCTGCCGCCAGCGCCAACGTGACGGCGAGCAATATGCTGGCCGTGCTGGATGAAAGCGTCGATACCGACGCGAACAAGGCCGTTGCCGAGGATGCGCGAGCCTATCGCGGCGGTCGCCTGTTTTATGGTAAGGTGACGCTTGCCAATGACGCCGCGCTTTCCGCTGCGAACATCGCCGTCCTGCGCGGTCAGGGAATTGTGCTGGATCAGATGGACACTGCTGCTGCATTTGCCAACGGCAAGGCCACTATTACCTATAAGGCCAACGGCGGAACCGGCGATGACGTGGTAGCCTATGCCGATTATGGTAGCACCTACGCCATTACGGCGAACAGTTTTACGGCTCCGTCCGGCAAGACTTTTTCCAAGTGGAACACCAAGGCTGACGGCACCGGCACCGAATATGCCGCGAACGCCAACTACACTGCGAACGCCGACCTGACGCTGTTTGCGATTTGGGCCTGACGACCGAAGAAAGGAGAATGCAAATTATGCCTCTTGATATTTACAGCACTCGCGCACAGCTTGCGGCTATCGAGCTGATGCCGCGCGAGTATTCCTTCCTGTACGACACCTTCTGCGCCGATATGGGCGCTGTGGAGGATGATCGAGCGATTTACGACTTCAAGAAGGGCAGCCGCCAGATGGCCCCTGTGGTTCATCCGGGCACGGGCGGCGTGGTCATGAGCCGCAGCGGCTATGAAACCCGCGAAATCGGCTTCTGCACCATTGCTCCCGAACGTATCATCACCAATCCTGATCTTCAGAAGCGGGCGTTTGGCGAGGATATTCTCGGCGCAATGACCCCCGCCCAGCGTGAAAAGAAGATGCTCGCCAAGGACATCATCGAAATGCGCAAGGCAATTCAGCGCCGCCGTGAATGGATGGCCCGTCAGGTTCTTCTTACCGGCAAGCTGAGTGTGTTCAGGTATACCAACGAGGGCCGCGACATGAATACCACGCTGGTTGCCGACTACGGTTTCACTCAGAATTTCACGCCTGATACTGCGTGGGATCAGACCGGCGCGAAGATTGACGCGGACATGCACGAAATCTACGATCTGGTCTATGATGGGCTGGGCATCGTGGACAAGATCGTCATGGCTCCCGACGTGGCTGATGCGATGATCGGCAACAGCAACTACATCAAGCAGTTCGACGGTCGGAATATCGACATGGGCGAAATCAACACCAAGTATCGCGGCCAGGGCGTGCGCTTCATCGGCTGGAACAGCGACGGCGTGGAAATGTACTCCTTTGCGGGCCGGTTCACCGACGATGACGGCGTTGTGAAGCCGATTCTTCCCAGCGGCACGCTGATTGCGGGCGGTAATGGAATGCTCAAGTGCCTCCATGGCCCCGTAACGCAGGTTGAAGAAACCGGCCCCAACGCGCAGCATAAGACCTACGTCAAGAAGGAAGTGCCTCTGCGCTACGGTTCTATCGACAGCAACGCCGTCAAGAACCGTATGACGAGCTGCCCGACCATTGTCCCCTTCAATGTGGACGCATGGGTGGTCGCCAACGTCCTGTGACGTGAGAAAGGAGCAGCCTATGAGCTATACCGCGAAACACTTTGTCAAAATCGCCGGGCGCATGTACACGCCCGGCGAAATTATTGACAATCCCATCCCGGATGATAAGCTCCAACGGCTTTTGCGTCTCAACGCAGTAGAGGCCATTGAGGCGGTAGGCGCGGAGCCTGCCACATGGAAGGACGTTCCCGCGCACGAGGAAATGGACGCGCGCGACGAATTGCCGACCGACACTGCGCCTGACGAGGACGACAGCAGCGAAGAAGTGGAAATGCCTGAAATCGACGTGATGGACGGCGTTGTCACTGCTGAGGCGCAAAAAGCCCCTGCCCATACGGCTAAAGCTGTCCGCTCCAAGAAATCCAGCGGAGGGAGGAAAAAGGCATGATGACGCTTCGCATGACCAAGACCGGCGAGACGGTCAAGGAAAACGACAGCTACGCCCTGCGACTGATCGAGCAGGGCAAGGCCGTAGTCGTTCACGATGAACCGAAGAGAACGCCCGCAAAAGAAAAAAGCGCAAGAGGTGATGCCTGATGGCGCTCAAGGATCGCATTCAGGCTGACGTCAAGCGCGTTTTTATGAACCACAGTCACTTTGCCGAATATCACACATGGAATGGCCGAAGGTTTCAATGTGTGACGGATGACGAAACCGCCCTCAAGCGCAAAAACAACAACGTTGTTGATCTGAACTGGGATAACAACACGACCGAAACCCTCGTTTATACGCCCAAGGATGGTTTCCATGGCCGCGCAATGCCGAACGAGCATGTGCTATTCGATAATAAGCCTATGAAGGTGCTCCAAGTGCAGGAGGATATGGGCATGTACTCAATCCTGCTGGTGAGCTTCGATCCCAAAGCGGTGAGAAACGTATGAGAACGACGGAACGCCTGCGTATGCTGAAAGCATGGATTGAAAAAGAACTCTGCGCCGGACGCATGATGAAAACAATCCCTCCCGACCACGACATTGCAAAGATTGTCCGGCAGGAGCCGCGCTGCTATCTTGCCTGGCAGCCAACAAGACCGGATGAAACGGGAAACCTCGTCATTGACCCAATCAGCGTATGTCCTGGGATCCTCGTCATGCCTAACGCGAGCCATGCCAAGAACGTAGAAGAAAAGCGTTTCGACAGGTATTCCGGCGTGCATCGACCGCCAGAACTGGCGCAGACGCTATCGGTGAGCATCCTTTTCAGCGTCTATGAACCGGGAATTCGGCTTCCCGGCTTCATCGACAGTGCGGACAGCCCCGAAGGGCTTGACATGAGCCTGTTTCAGGAAGGAACCGAAGAAGGGCTGATGACGCTGGTCGACTGGATGGACGATTGCGTTCAAAAACTGCTGGGGCAGAGATTTATCCCGCACAGCGATCTCTTTCTGAAAGAAGCATCCATCGTTTACAGCCTCTACACCGACCAATCTTTCGTGGTGGACAAGAGGCCCATCTACTACGGATTCGTGAATGCGGAGTTTGCCTGTTACGCAGACGAAGGCACGAATCCTGCCATTGAAGAATTTTTGAAATAGGAGGAATAAATCATGGCTGATTATCTGCATGGCGCGTATGGTCAGATTCAGGCGGTAGGCACTAAGGTTGCCGCCAAGAGCCAGAACGCCATTGTCTATGTCGGCACCGCCCCCGTCCAGACGGTGGAGGGCGGAGCCAAGAACGTGAACAAGCCCATTCTGGTGAGCAATATTGCCGAGGCACGCAAATACTTCGGCTATTCCGAAGATTGGAGCAAGTACACGCTTTGCGAAGCGATGCACGCGCATCTGGAAAATAAGGCGGTTGGCCCGCTGGTGCTCATCAACGTTCTCGACCCTGCTACGCATAAGGCGACTACTGGCGGCACTAAGAACCTGACCCCGGCCAATGGGCGCGTGACCATTGCTGACGCCGAGGACGCCGTTCTGGATACGGTGGCTGTGACCGGCAAAACGAAAGGCACGGACTACACGGTACAGTACGACTACAAGAAAAAGACCATCACGATTGCTGAAATCACCAGCGGCGGCCTGGGCACGGAAGCGATCACTGTCACCTATGACATCGTGGACGCAACCAAGGTGGACGCTGACGACGTGATCGGCTCTACTGATGACGCTGGCCTGAACAAGGGCCTTTACGCCGTGAAGAACGTCTATCAGGGAACCGGCTTTATCCCCTCTTTCCTGCTGGCTCCCGGCTTTTCCTCTGTGCCTGCCGTGCATACGGCGATGGTGCAGAACAGCGAAAAGGTCAACGGCCATTGGGACATCTACCTGATGGTGGACATCCCTATCGTGAACGCGCAGAGCCAGGCGGTTACGCTTGCATCGGCGAATACCTGGAAGAACGCGAACGGCTATACCAAGCCCAACGAAACGGTGTATTTCCCGATGGCGGAGGGCACGGACGGCAAGAAGTATCACCTTTCCGTTCTGGCGGCGGCCAACCTTCAGGAGTTGCTTGTCCAGCAGGACGGCATTCCCTACAAGACGGCCAGCAATACCGAGTGCGCCGTCATCCGCAATCTGTATCTCGGCGAAAGCTCCACGGGGCGCGTGTATGATGACTATCTGATCAACAACACCCTGAACAAGAACGGTATCGCCTCCGCCGCGTATGTAGGCGGACGCTGGGCCATCTGGGGCTGCCACAGCGCGGATTACAACCAGGAGGGCGGCGATCAGATCAATGTGTCTGAGACCAACCGCATGATGCTGTATTACATCAGCAACGACTTCCAGCACCGCCGTACCCGTAATGTGGATAAGCCGCTGACCTCCAACGACATCAAGACCATCGTTGCGGAGGAACAGACCCGCCTTGACGCGCTGGTAAAAATCGGCGCGCTGACCTACGGCGAAGTGCATCTGAACGCCGAAGCCGACGCCAAGAGCGACATCATGAACGGCGATTATACTTTCGCTTTCAACGTCACCACTACGCCGCTTGCCAAGAGCCTGACGGCCATCGTAAATTGGACGTCGGACGGCTTTGTGACTTACTTTGCCGACATCGCCTGAAAGGAGCTGAGAAACAATGCCGCAGAAAGTATATAACAACGTTGAGGGGCATCGGGTTATCGACAATGACCGCGTGGTCGAGGACGTGACCAGCGTTGCCCTGCCTACCATCGAGCATCCCACGGTGAGCATTTCCGCTTCCGGTATGGCGGCGGATGTGGATATGCCCAATACCACCCATATCAACGCCATGGAGTACGGCGTAAGCCACAACAACGGCGTCAACTGCAAGTATCTTGCCAATCCCGGCAAGCACTTCATCGAAACGCGCGTTGTGCGCCAGCGCTACAATGTGGCTGCTGGTGAGATCGAGCACGAGAGCGTAAAGGTGCGCGTGACCGGCGTCCACAAGTCCACGGAAAAGGGCAATGTGGAAACCGGCAATCCCTTTGGCAGCACGGATAAGTATTCCGTTCTGCGCTACGAGGAAGAAATCAACGGCGAAACGACGACCGTTATTGATGCGATGGCAGGCATCATCAAGTTTAATGGCGTCGATTGTACCAGCGCTGTTGAAAGCCTGCTGAATTAAGGCCCGATGCGCCACCTGCAAATGCGCGAACGTTCGCGCATTTGCAGGCTATTCATGGCTGAAAAGGAGAATCGAAAAATGAGCGAAGAAGCAATCAAAAACGAAAAGAACGAAGTCAAGGCGACCGAAAATGTGCAGAAGGTACTGGCCGGAGAAATCACCAAGGGCACTCTGAAACTGTCCACCCCCATCCGCGCAAAAAGCCAAGACATTACTGAATTGCAGTACGATTTCAGCAAGCTGACCGGCTGGGAATACGTTGAAGCGATGGACGCTGACGTGACCGCGCGCAACGTATTCAAGATTTCGCATAAGCAGGCGCTTTGCCTGTTTGCTACTGCGGCAGGCAAGGCCACACCGGATGTGGATGCCACCGACATCAAGGAACGTATCGGCGCGGTGGACGCGCTGAGAGCAGTGCAGCTTGCCACGGTTTTTCTCATAACTTCCACGCGGGCAGCAAATCAGAATACCTAAAACGCATTGCAGATGCGTCGATTGCGAGCCACACGCCCATCAACGCTTTTCTGGATATGCCGATTCTGCTGTTTTACGACTGCGTGGCGGCAATCCATGAAGTGTTTGAAGCGCGGAAGAAGAAGTAAAGCGTCGGGGGGAACTTTCCCCGGCGCTTTACTTTTGGGCGGAAGGAGGTGCAGGATGGAGCTTTATTATCAGGGCGTGGATATTGCATACATGGTAGATATTGCGAAGTGCATTCACCACGAAGCATCGGGCGGGCGATGCGATTGCCTGGAAATTGAAATGGATCATGCGGGAGCATGGTATTCCTGGGGGCCGAAAACTGACGACGTGATCGTTGCTTCGATGAACGGCTACCAGACAGGCACACTTTATCTGAACACGATTATCCCACAAAACGGGAAATTTCGGATACTCGCGACGAGCGTTCCGAGTGCAGCACGACGCAAAACCTGCGCCACCTATGAAAACATACGCCTCAATGACCTGCTGGCATCCTGCGCTGCGGAATGCGGCATGGAAAGCGGGCTTTATGGACTGGACGGACAAATCCGGTATTCATTCCTCATGCGCAATGCGGAGGGCGCAGCCGCTTTTATGAACCGCATTGCAGATTGGGAAGGAGCTGCTTTTAAGGCCGTAGGAGGACGATTCGCCGGAATCGGCATCCTGCAAATGCAAAAGGCAAGCGCGGCACAGAACATTGAAATCAGCGCAGAGCAGCCGGGCGTGACCTATATCCGGCGCGACGACCTGAAATGGTCGGCTTTGACAATCAAGACCCCCTACGCCGAGTGCATTGCACAGGATGACGGGGCGAGCAGCGGCAATTACGTCACCATGACCCATTTACCGGCCATGAACGACGTAGAGGCGGGCCGCTGGGCACGCGGGATTCTGCTTTCCAACAACCGCAAGGCCGAGCGACTTACTATTTCCATGGAGTTCAACGCTGGCTTTGCAGCGATGACCCGCGTCGATGTAAGCGGCCCTACGGACGCCTCTGGCGAATGGATTATCGACGAGGTTGAACACGACATGATCGGCAGAAAGAGCACAGCGACGCTTTTTCGGTGCATCGACACCATCAGATAGGCGGGCGGTGATATGGGCAAAATCGGCGGCCTTTTTATTTATCACGCAACGAAGCCTGGAAATTATCAAGAAAAGAATCAATCACTAAAAGCAAAGAAAATCACGGTCAAGCGCCTTATACGTTCCTATCTGTGCGATCAGGAGCGCAGCCGGTGCGTTGTGACGCGCCGGTGCGAGTGCCTTGACGTTTGCCAATACGGACGACAATATATCCAATCAACCAAAAACGAGGATGCACACAATGAGTGACTACGGAGCAGCGATAGAAAGAGGACGCATTATCTCTGCGGAAGATGACGGATACAGAGTTATGTCGTACTCGCGGGACGGCATCACAACGCCGCCCCTTCCTGCAATCAGCGACGCAACATACAAGGTTGATGATCGCGTTTATTTCTTCGTGTTTGAGGACGGGCACGGAGCTATTCTTGCGGCTTTTGATTGATTGAAAATGCCGCCGAAGCATCATAAAGAAAGGCGGTGAAAATATGGGCCAGCAAACCCTACAAACCATTATTGCCATCAGCGGGCGGGTAGATAACAGCTTCGGCCAGATCGGAGAAGCGCTTATTGGTCTCGGCTCGCAGATCGACGGGATCAGCCAGAAGATTATCGACTTCGGCAAGGAAAGCGTCGAGACCTACGTCAAGTACGATGACGCCATGCGCGAAACCCAGGCAGTCGGCGGCTATACGGCGGCCGAAATGGAAAAGCTGGATGCCCTGAACCGGCAGATCGCGCAAACGACGACCTATTCCAACCTGCAAAGCGCAAATGCTATGGTGCTGATCGCACAGGCAGGCATGGGCGTTGAGGACACCTATTCCCTGCTGCCGAGCGTTCTTGATCTGGCAATGGCCGGAAACCTTGATCTGGCTGATTCGGTCGATTATCTGCTGTCAAGCCTGACGAGCATGGGCTATGGCATGGAATATGCCAGTACGCTCACCGATCAGATGGCAAAAACGGCAGCCATCGGCATGACAGACATCGACACGCTGGGCGAATCCATGATGCGTCTGGGCAGCGCCAGCGGCGAATTTTTTTCCAGCAGCGAAGAAATTCTGACGATCCTGTCGGCTATGAGCCAGTTCGGCCATGACCAGCGCGGCGCGCAGGCGGGCACCTGGCTACGAAATTTCATGCTGTCCTTGGCGGCCCCTGCCGGGAGCATCGACGACATCGTTGATGCTATGGAGCAGCTGGGTATTGCTCAGGAGGAAATCGACGCATACGCCGAAAATAAAAGCAATGGACAGGCGGCTATGGCCGTGCAATCCCTGATGGAGCAGGGATTGAAGGTCTATGACGAGCACGGCAAGCTGCTCCCGGCCATCGACATTATCAAATCTCTGCGCGATACTGTGCGCGGCAGCGCGGAATACTCGCAAGACCTGACGGAGCTGACCGGCGCGCTGAATGCTGCTGGCGGGGATATTGATTCCTTTTTGGCAAATACGGAAGGGCTGACGGACAACGCTCTGTACAACGTATTTGCAAAGATATTCGGCAAGCGCGGCATCACTACGGCTATGAACCTGATTTCCATTTCCGACGAGGAATGGGATCAGACGTTTGCTGAAATTGTAAATGCGGACGGCTT